ACGACTCAGAAATCAACGTTAACGGCGTTGCATACGTTGTCCGCGAGACGCGGCTGATTGATGACGGCCTGTTTTGCGAGATCAGCCTGCAGCGCAGCGTTGCAACTAGCGTGACAACAGCTAGCACTGCTTTAGATGCTGGTGACAGCGATGACACTGTTGACGATCTGGCTAACGATCAGCTGGATCCGGAACTAGACGGTGGCACGGCTGGCTCTAGCTACCTTGATGGAAACACTATTGACGGCGGAGCGGCATGAGCAGCACGGCACGAATCAGGCTGCGGCGTGACACCGAAGCCGACTGGACCGCCGCTAATCCCACCTTGCTTGACGGCGAGATGGGCATTGAAACTGATACGCGCCGGTTCAAGGTTGGCGATGGGTCCACTGCTTGGACCAGCCTTAACTATTTCATCGAGGGAGTTCTGGTACGCGGTCAAGCAAGCCGCCAAACCAGTGGCACGATCACTATCGCCTCGTCAAATACCTACCAGAGCACTGGCTTAACAGCGACTTTTGACACGGCTACTGATCATCAGATGACTCTCGGAACCACCGATGAGTTTGCCATCAGAAATACCAGCGGCGTTAGCAAGCTGTTTTTGGTGCAGGCCAGCATGGACGCCACGGCTGGCAACAACCAAACGCTGGGAATCAAGCTGGCGTTAAATGGGACAGCCATTGACCAGTCTGAATGCCGCGCGTTCACTGGTTCAGGCGATCAGGTGGCCAAGCTGTTTTGTTCTTGGATGGTTCAAATGCCAAACAATGCTGAGGTGGCGTTGTTTGTGGCCAACATCAACAACAGCGACAACATCGCTTTTCAACGCGGCCGGATCATTGCCACTGAGGTGAAGGCATGACGACCCGGCGCGAGTCGATTCTGGCCAGGATCAGAACGACCCTGACCGGGACATCAAACGTTGGCACACGGATCTGGCGTAGCCGCGTGCAGGCTTTAGCGCGGCAGGAAAGCCCGGCAATCATTATTGAGCCGGTCAGCGATACGCCTGAGCAAAACACAAGCCTTCCCACGCTTGATTGGAGCTTGGTGGTGCGTGTGAGCGTTGTTGTGCGCGGCGACGTGCCAGATCAGCAGGCCGATCCGATTGTTGAAAGCTTGCACGCCAAGCTGATGGCTGATCTGACTGTTGGCGGAAACGCCATAGATATTCAGCCTGGAAACGTCAGCTTTGAGATGGTTGACGCTGATCAGCCGACTGGGGTAATTAGTTGCGATTACCTTGTCAGATACAGAACCGAGCTTGACGATTTGACCACCATCCCCTAGCTACGATGGTGATTGAAGAACTAACCGGCAATCGCGCTATCTAGCGGACGACGCCGGCACAACCCACCACCCCCGAGATCGAGGTTGTAACCGATGACCCTCCGCACTAGCCAACGCCTATTGCTCGCGGAGATCGAGAGCACTTACGGCACAGACCCCACACCTACGGGCGCAGATAACGCGATCCTGGTTCGCAGCCTGGAAATCACTCCGATTCAATCGGACGTGGTTGAGCGCGAATTGGTCCGCGGTTTCATGGGCAACTTTGAAGCCCTGCTGGCCTTCCAGCGTGTTGAGGTGAGCTTTGAGGTTGAGCTTGCAGGTTCGGGAACTGCTGGCACTGCCCCGGCTTGGGACGCTCTGATTCGCGCTTGTGGTTGCAGCGTGGCCACTGTTGCCGACACCTCGGTTACTTACTCGCCTCGTTCTGAGTCGTTTGAGTCCGCGACTCTTTACTATTTCACCGATGGCGTGCGCCATAAGGTGACCGGCGCTCGCGGAACCTTCTCTATTGCTGCTGAGGTTGGTCAGATTCCCACTTTGAATTTCTCCATGGTGGGCATCTACAACGCACCCGACGACAGCGCCAACCCGACGCCGACCTATCAGAACCAGGCCAAGCCGGTGCTGTTTAAGAACGGCAATACCACCAGCCAGCAGCTGTTTAGCTTCTCCGGTGCCGTGCAGTCGTTCGGATTTGATCTGAACGCAGCCACCACTTACCGCGAACTGGTGGGTGGCACTAAGGAGGTGCTCTATACGGATCGGAAGCCTTCCGGCAGCATTGTGCTGGAAGCTGAGCTGATGGCTACTCACAACTTCTTCACCGATATCACCGGCACGGCAACTGGAAACAACACGTTCCAGCACGGCCAAACCGCTGGCAATATCGTGACGTTCAGCGCACCTCAAACCGACCTGACAGCGATCAGCTATAGCGATTCTGATGGAATCCAAATGCTGAACATCGATTACAACGCTGCTCCTTCCAATTCCGGCAACGACGAGTTCTCGATTGCGCTGACGTAGGCAACTGCTACGCTTGCGGCGATTAGCCACCTTTTATGGCATTCGTACTCAAGCAATCAGATACCTACAGCTGGCCTGTTGCGTTTGATATCCCCGTTGACGGTGGTCGCCATCAGCGCGTCACCTTTGACGGGGTTTTTAAGCGCGTAAGCCAAAGCCGGATGCGGGAAATCGGCCAAATGATCCAGGAGGATCAGCTGACAGAAGCTGACCTTGTTTCTGAGATTTTGGTTGGCTGGTCTGGCATCAATGACAACGATGGCAAAGAGTTGCCTTTTAGCCAGAAGGCTTTGGCGCAGCTCTTAGACGTGCCGATGCTGGCTGGCGCCATTGCCACCACCTACTTAGAAAGCCACCAAGGGGCCAAGCGAAAAAACTGACCGAGGCCGCTGAGTATTGGGCCAAAGGCACCGAAGACACCTCGGAGCTGATGGCAGATGCCGCGGCCTTTGGCTTGGCGCTCCCGATGCCAGAGGGCCCAGAGGATTTTGAGGTTTGGCAAGAAAACTGGGCAGCGGTGGAAATGTTTCTGCGCTGCCAGACGCAATGGCGCACATCAATGAGCGGCATTGTTGGCATGGACTATGGGGCGCTTGCGTGGCTCTTTAGACTGTATGAAGTAGACGACCCCCGTTCACTTCTGGAGGATCTGCAGGTCATGGAAGGGGCGGTTATGCAGATTCTGAATAAGGAGCAGAAATAATGGCGACCACCTTTGGGTTGCTGATCAACGCCAACGTCAAGGGCGAGAACAATATCAAGCGCCTTGGCAACTCCATGCAGGGAGTGCAGGGCAAGGTCAACAACCTCAAGATGGCCGTTGGTGGCCTGAATACAGCATTCAAAGCGCTGAGCGCTGCTTTAGTTGTTGGCGGTTTTACTCGTTTCATTCAGGGAAGCATTGATGCTGCTGATGCGCTTGGCAAGCTGAGCACTCGAACCGGCATCGCTGCAGACACTTTGCAGGGTTATGTCAACGCAGGAAAGTTGGCCGATGTTTCACAGAAGCAATTAGAGACTGGCCTAAAAACTCTTGCTCGGACGCAGTTTGAAGCCAGCCAAGGCATCAAGACTTACTCAGAGGCCTACAGCGCCTTGGGGGTAAGCGTTAAGGCTGCTGATGGCAGCCTGAAGGGTTCTGACGTTCTGCTGGGCGAACTGGCAGACAAGTTCAAAGATCTGCCCAATGGGCCTGAGAAGGCAGCCGTTGCGATGCGCCTGTTTGGCAAGTCTGGCGCCGACATGATCACGCTGTTGAATGGCGGATCTGAGGGCCTTGAAGAGTTCAACTACAACCTGAGCGAAGAGTTCGCGCCAAGGGCAGAGCTATTTAACGACACTCTCACAAAGATCGGTTTTAAGTTTGAAGGCTTCCGAATGCAGCTGATGGATCAGCTGTTGCCGGCACTTCAGGTAATCGCTGAATCGTTTGCGACTCTGTTCGATAGCGAGAACGATTGGACCTCGCTCTTCATGATTATCGAAGGCGGGATCCGTGGCGTAGCCATTGTTTTGATGGCGATAATTAAGCTGTTTGACCGCATCATTAAATCTGCTGTTAGCAGTGCCAAAATTCTTAAAAAGGTCTTCACCTTTGATTTCAAAGGTGCTCTTGACGAGGCTGGGAGATATTACCAGCAGTTTGGCTAGCAGTTAGGCGAAGACAAAGCCTTGTTTGATCGCTTGGCTTTTGGCACTGCAGCTGCACCGACACAAAGACAAGGCACTGGTCTTTTTACCATGCCTGACGGCACTAAGACCGAAGAAAAGAAAAAAAGCGAAACCTCTCAAGAAACACCGCTTGATAAATACAAAAAACAACTTCAAGAAGTTGCCGAAGCATCGCAAGCATTTGTCAATATTGGCTTTGAGGTAGTTGAAACAGTAAGAGAGCAGACTAACGCTTTTAGTGGTGTTACAGACGCAGTTGGGGCATATTTAGACGGTATTGGAACAATGCGTGAAGCAGTGGCCGACTTAGCTGGAACTGCTTTCAAAGGTTTAGAAAATGCGCTTGTAAGCCTAGTGACTACCGGAAAAGGTAATTTCTTGGATTTTGCTAGGTCAATTATTCAGGCCACTGTTCGCATGATTATTCAACAAACCATCTTGGCGACAATCATGCGGGCCTTGGGTTTTGTTGGCGGTGGATCGTTGTTTCAATCAGGG